GAAAGCATTTTTTGCATTTTTTCATATCGTCAAGTTACGAACTCTCTTTCAGGGAGGCACGTTTAAGTTATCGAGGAGATTACCCTTCATATATGTATTATAGTGGCAACATAGGGTTGCCAAAATTATTAACCCAATAAAACTTCAAAAGTATGACTTCAAGTGAATTAAAAGAACTTGTAAAGCGTCATTTCAATCTTACAGAAGTTGCAGCCGAAACATTTGGTGAATTAAAGGATATCAATGGTGCTTTTACTATTAAGTTTCCAGGCGATTCATTACAAGTAGGTGATAAAGTAACCGTTGTAACAACAGAGGGCCAAGAAATGGACGCCCCTGATGGCACACACGAACTCGAAGATGGAACCAAAATCGTTACCGAAGGTTCTGTAGTCAAAGAGATTATGGGTGCTGACGGTGAAAAAGCAATGGCAAAAGAGGAAATGCAAGCTGAAGAAGAAGTAGTTGCGGTAGTAGAGGAAGTAGTAGCTGACGTAGTAGAAGAAACAATTGCAGAGGAAGTAGCCGATGTAGTTGAAGAAGCTGTTGACGTAGAAGCTATTGTTTCTGAAATCGCTGACGCATTACAAACTGAAATGGGCAAACTTAAAGAAAAAATGGCTGAATTGGAGTCTAAAGTAGCAGCAATCGAAGCATTGCCAGCTGCTGAAGCTACAATCGTTAAACCTGAAGAAACAGGTTACAACAAGGCTAAGTTTTCTGTTTTTGATGTGAATTCAGCTAAGAATGCTGACCGCATCCAAATGGAGATTGCCGCAATGAAAAATCGTAAAAAATAATTAAATAAATTAAAGTAAAATGGCTTTAGACGTATCTGCATTAAGCAACTTTAACAACGAGGTAGCCGGCGAGTTACTCGTTAAAAGTGTTTACGGTGGTTCTACAATGGAATACATCACCGTAAAAGAGGGCGTTAAGTATCAGGAACCAATCAACCTTATGGAAGTAGACCTCTACATCCAGAACGGCACTTGTGTATCTACACCTTCAGGTTCTTTAACTTACACCCAAAGAAACATCACAGTTTGTCCACGCACTTCTTTCGACGGTATCTGTTTGAAAGATATGGACAAAAAATACTTAGGCATTGCTGCCCTCGAACCAGGTTCATACAATGAAACGTTCGCTATGGCATCAGCCTATTCTAACTTGTTAGTTAACCAATTCCAAAAGGCTAACGACCAATTCCTTTGGCAGCAAGTTTCAGGTTCAGCCTCTACATTCGGCGGAACTTGTGAAAGCGATGGCTTACTTCGCATCTTATCTTCTGGTTCAGCTGGTTCAGCTATCACCGATTCAGCACAAATCGTAGGTTCAACTACAGCATCTCTCGCTAACCTCGAGACTATGTTAGAGGCATTATCTACAGATGTTGCTGATAGAGAAGACTTAACATTCTTTATGTCAATTGGTAAGTTTATAGAGTTAGTTAGCGATATCCGCCAACAAAACAACTTCTATTTCGACCCTATGTCTGTGACAAATCGTCCAGGTTTACTCGAAATGGGTATGCCCTTTCAGAATGCTAAAATCGTGGGCACTGTAGGTATCAATACTAACCGTATCGTTCTCGGACCAGCTAAGCAAATCGTTGCAGGAACTGACTTAATGTCTGACTTCAGCGAATTCCAGCTTTGGTATGACATCAACACAGACCAATTGAAGCATAGAATTTCTACTAAACTTGGTGTAAACGTTGCATTCCCAGAATACTGGGTTTCTAACAACGCCTAATTATTAACCCTATAAAACCAGAATATTATGTCAACTTGTGATATTACTTCAGGATTTACCCTCGGCTGTAGAGATAACGTCGGTGGTATAACAAACCTTTACATCTTATCTGGTTCAATCGACACTGTAGCTACAGCAAGTGAAGGGTTAATCAGTGGAATCACTGGTTCAGGTGAATTCTTCAAATTCGAGTTGTTCCGTCAAACTTCAGATTTCTCTGAAGCTATCACGTCAACTCCAGAGAACGGAACTGTATTCTATGAACAAACTGTTAACGCAGTATTCTTCAAGTTACAGTCTTCTACTCGTAACCAAGTTAAGGTATTAGCACAGAATCCAGACCTAAAACTTATCGTTGAAACTAATAACGGAACTGTAGATGGCGTTGGTCGCTACTGGTTATTAGGTCAAGATAGAGGTATGCAATTGTTAAGTGGCACTGGTGCTACTGGAACTGCATTCGGAGACTTAAATGGCTATAACTTAACCTTCACAGGTCAAGAACCAAACCCAGCAAGTGAAATCTCTGGTAGCTTATCAGCTGCTATGTCAGGTATCACTGTCTGATAATTCAAAATTGGGAAAGGGGTTACGTTTCGGCGTGACCCCTAACCTAATATTTCGTATATTATGCTACAATTCAATAAATCGCAACCTACTAACACTAATGCTGTTTACATTGAAACCGTAAACACATCAAGTGGTTATTATGATACGTTAACTATTGTTTATAGTCAATCGTGGGATAATAGTAATGGAACATTTGATGTTACTACTACTTCAGCCCCTACACAATATAACAATTGGTTAGCATTTACTAATACAGGAAGTGTAGTTCCATCACCAAGTGGTCAATATGATATTGGTGTTTGGATTAAACAAGAAGTAGCAGCTATATGGAATCAAGTAGCAGTAGCTTGGAATGCTTATAATGAAACGTGGGATGCAGCAGGTGATACAATCCCTGTTACTTTACTTTATAGCGATAGAGCTTGGATTAGTGGTTCAAATGAATCAAGCATAACCCTATATGTATCAGCCGACGAAAATGGCACATATACAACATACAATGGATAAAAAATTAAAATTCGCAAACATTACTCGTGAAAATATGAATCGCGTCAATATTAAGGAGGACGTGAATAAAGAGTATGTTAAGTTCGGTGAATACAATGATTTTCCACAGGAACTAATTAAGTTATATAATAACTCTTCTATTCACAATACTTGTGTTAACTCTATTGTGGATGGAATAGTAGGCGAGGGCTTAACAGCCAACCCAGCTTGGGTATTAGACGTCGCCAATTCTACAGGAGAATCTTGGAACGATTTGCTTAAAAAAGTAGCTGTTGATTTCAAATTATATGGTGGATTCGGTCTTGAAGTTATTTGGAACAAAGCAAGAACTAAAATAGCAGAAGTATACCATATCGATTTTAGCTGGTTACGTGCACGCGAAAAAAATTATCGTGGTCAAATCCCAGGCTATTACATTAGCGACGAATGGGCAATTAAATATCGTTATACAGGATATGATGTGGTAAAATTACCATTCTTACCTGTATACAATCCACAAAAAGCTATGGAGGAACCTAAACAAATCTATGTTTACAATCCATATCGCCCAGGTCAGGGTTATTATCCATTACCTGATTATGTAGGTGGTTTACGTGTGATTGATTTAGATTGTGAAGTAGATAACTTCCACGTAAATAATATGAAGAATGGTTTAGCACCTTCTTTGTCTATAACAACGTTCACTAACGCAAACGAGGACGAACGTGAAGCAATAGAGAGAATGCTTCAAATGCAGTATTCTGGCACGAATAACGCAGGTAACTTATTATATATGGATATTGATAGTCCAGAAAACGCACCTGTAATTACTCCTATCCCACAAAATGGTGCTGATGGTTACTATACAACTATCAATGATATGGTAGTTCAAAAGATTCTTACAGCACATAGAATTACAAGCCCAATGATTTTGGGTATTAAAACAGAAGGACAGTTGGGCGGACGTCAGGAAGTTATTGACGCATACTTGTTATTAGTAAACACAGTTATTCGTCCGTTCCAACAAGATATTCTACAAGTATTTGAAGATTTACTTGAAATGAAATACCCAGAGTTAGACATTACTTTAGGTATTCAACAAATTAAACTATTTAGTGATGGTGAAGAAGAAACAGATGTTGTAACTTCAATCGATGCTGAAGTAGGTGAAGATGCATCACTCGAAGCTGATATCGAACAAGCCGATAATGAAGCAGGAGGAACAGCTAACGAAAATCAACCAATAACCGAATTACCTTTAGCATAATGACTACTACATTTATTATTTCAGAAGCTAAATTACGCCAATTCACAGATATCAATGATTCTGTAGATACAGCGTTAATTAAAAACGCTATTAGAGAATCACAAGATATCGCATTACAAAGAATTATTGGCACTAAATTATATCGTTCTTTACTATCACAAATCGATGCTGGCCCAACTTGGAATTCATCGTATTATCAAACATTAGTAGACGATTATATACAGGACTTCTTATTATACGCGGCATATTGGTATGCTTTAGAGGCCATTTATATAAGACCGAGAAATAACGGACTTTTAACACCAACAGGTGGTGAAAATAGTATCGAGGTAGATAGAAGTTTATTTAACGTAAAGCGTCAAAGTGCTGAAAATAAAATGGACTATTATGCTGAACGTTTAACTAATTATATCAGCGAAGAACAATCATACTTCCCTGAACTAAATTCAGCAAACAAATTATACGAACAATGGCCTGATTATGGTAATCAAACCAAATCACCTATTGTATTCAAATACCAAAACAGAGTTGGTGCCCACTATCAATGGGCTAAAGAAGCAGGCTTACGTATCACGGATTCAAAATATAAACAATACCCTTGGGGTTCAAATATAGAATAAGATGGGAACAAACTTAGGTCCATTAAACATTAAAGACACATACCAACAGCTGGTTCAAATCAGCGGTTCGGTATTAACCGATGGTAGTGGTAGTGCTATTTCATCTCTAAATGTAAGTGCTTCTTATGCTACAACAGCTTCATTTGCTGAAAACGTTACCACACCTACATTACAACAAGTAATAAATGCTGGTAATAGTGCTACAGGTTCGATTGTATTAAAGGAAAATACATCAACCAATACTCCAGCTAAAATATCTTTATCAAGTAGTTTAGGTAATGCTTCATTAGAAAGCGCTGATAGCAACTTAGCATTTGGTGCTAAACTTACCGTTGCTGATATGACATTAGTAGGCAATAAGCTTACACTTCATTCAGGTAGTGACACTTATTTAGATGCTGGAGGAATAGGCTTAGATATTCAAACCGATCTGGCTACTATTAAACTCCAAACAGAGAATCAAACACGATTACAAATAAGTGATACTTTAATCATAGCTAACGTGCCTATCTCTTCATCATTAGGATTTACAGGTAGCTTAAATGGTAATGCTACTACAGCTACATCAGCAACAAGTGCTTCATATGCTACTACAGCATCATTCGCATTAAATGTAACTCCTATCAATACAGGTAGTTTTGTTACTACCGCGTCTATAAGCGATGCTACCATTACATTCACCAAAGGCGATGCTTCAACATTTGACATTGAAGTAAACAACGTATCTTCAAGTATTTCCGCATCATATGCTACTACAGCAGCGTCAGCAACTACAGCTACAAGTGCTTCTTATGCATCAACAGCAACAAGTGCTTCACACGCTGTAAATGCTGAAACAGCTTATATTATATCAGGTGATGCTAATGTAGGATACCCTATTGTATTTACAAATGCCGCATCATCAAGTTTTGCCAACTTATACAGAGATGCTTCCCCTACTCCTGTATTAAACTATAACCCAGCTACTAATATTTTATATGCTATAAACATAGATGCTACAAATGTTACAGCAAGTGGTGCTAACTTCACAAACTTAACAGCTACATCAGCATCTATTGGTTTCTTACAAACTGTAACAGGTTCAGCAACCATTATTGGTGACGCATTTATCATATTAAACACAAGTGATGCTACAAGATACGCTGGTATTAAAGTAGAGGATAGTGGTTCAGCTACTCCTGTAAACTACACAGCATCGTGGTTCTATGATTCACAACTTGATGATTGGAACTATTCATATAGTTCAAGTGGTGGTTTAGATTACGCTGTAGCATTATTTGGCCCACACTATTCAACACAAGGTTCTCCAACATACTTAACAAACAATAGAATCCCTAAGAGTGATGGTGACCACCACTTAAATGATTCAAATATTAGTGATGACGGTAGTAAAGTATCCATCTCTACCCCATTAAATGTAACAGGTGCTATTACAGCATCAGGCACTATTAAAGCAGATGGTGGTATTTTAGCACAAACTATTACTGGTTATCTTAATACTAATTTAGATTTAGGAACACTTGGAACAGGTGATATTCTCTTAACCTCTGCTGGTGGAGACATTATTTTAACAGGTTCTATTGATTCACAAGATAATATTACAGCCCCTACATTTATTGGTGCTTTACAAGGTAACGCTGATACAGCTACTACAGCTTCATACGCATTAACTGCTTCATTTGTTGATGCAAACGCAGGACATCTTAAACTTAGTGGTTCAACATATTATGCTACAGACCAAACATTAGGTTCTTATGATGCGAGTGTTGTTATTGGTCAAAATGCTAATAGTGCTGGTTATGGTAACGTAGCTATTGGTTACAATGCTGATGTAACTTCAACTAATCAACACGGAACTGCTGTAGGTGAAAGTTCCCAAGCAGGAGGTTCCGCTACAGCTGTTGGTAAAAGTGCTAATGCGAGTGATTTTGGTGTAGCTATTGGTAATGGTGCTGTTTCAAGTGGTAATGGAACAACCGTTGGTAGAGATTCTAATGCTGGATACTTAAATGATGTTTTTGGATACGATGCCCAAGCAACAGGTAGTGGCAACTTTAGTTTAGCTATGGGTAGAAGTGCGAGGGCTAATGGTGCTAACCAAATAGCTATAGGTGCTGGTGCTGATGCTGGAACAAGTAACTACACATTAGCAATTGGTAGAGGTGCCCTCGCAACAGGTAGCTATGCTATGGATATTCGCGTAAATAACGCGTCTATAATGACGGCTACAACAGCATCACAGGATGTTACGTTTGCTGGAGATGTAATCGCTAATCTACAAGGTAATGCAGATACTGCAACAACAGCTTCTTTTGCGGTAACAGCTTCTTATTTAATAGGAGGTGCTGCTGGTTTAGTAGCAGGTAGTGCCCCTGATTCAATGAAAAACGCTGATAGCTTAGTTACAAACGCAGCTACAGCAGCCGCTACAGGTTCAATCGTATTTGGTGATAATGCTTCTGTATCAGCAGGTAACGATGATGCTATCGCAATCGGTAGAAACGCACAATCAACTTATTGGAGTGTTACTATTGGTAGAGATGCCCAATCTACAGGTATTCAAGAGATAGCCATTGGTAGGGGTGCGAGTTCAGGTAACTATGGTGCTGTATTTGGTTTTGGTTCAACAGCTGGAGGTGGTAGTGTAGTAGGTAGGGCTTCAAGAACACAACAAAGTGGCGTAGCCCTTGGTGGTGATGCTTATAGTGATGGTTCACGTGCTATTGCGATTGGTGCTGTATCACAAGCTACTACAGATAGAGGCTTAGCATTGGGTGATTACGCACGTGCTACAGGTTCATTCAGCTTTGATATGCGTGCTGGTGACTATTCAATGATGTATGCCTATACAGGAAGTGCTACCGTTGGATTTAGAGAAGCCCTTAGATTAGACGCACAAGATCCATTACCAACAGGTGATTTAGGAATGTTAGCCGTTAGTGGTTCAGCATTATACTTCCACAATGGTTCAACTTGGGCAGCTATTTCATAATATAATCAATAAAAATAAAATAAAATGTATAACATTCAACCGATTAACGTAGGATTTGGAACACTTGTAAAACAAGCTACTAAAATCTCTTTCCAATATGGCTATCAAGCTGATATGACACAA